GCGGTCGTCGCGGCGCGAACCGACTGCTTGACGTCGAGGCCCTGTCTTGCGGCGTCGACGTAACCCTTGGTGGCGGCATGTGCCGCATCGGAGGGAGTTGCAACCTTGAGCCTTCCGCTTGCGTCGCGCTTGGCGAGAGTGGACGCCGTCGCGTCCGATGTGGAGTTGGTCAGCAAATTCCAGAACTCGGCAGACAACAAGCCAGCGCTGTCCGTATCGGCAACGTTCAGCGTGAGAGTGATTGTTCCGTTCGATTCGGAGACGGTGAGTGCCTCGGCAATTCCGGCACCGCCACCGGAGACGATGGTGTGCGGGAGCGAGCGCCACGCACCATTGGCATACACCTTGATGGTGTCGGTGGTGGAGTTGTAGATGAGGCGACCCTCGAAGTTGCCCGAACCCGGGTCGCTGGCAAGAACCTCAAACGAAGCATTAATCAGTTGGTTCTGATTAAGGTTTATGTTAGTCAAAAACTTTTGCGCCATCTTTTACCTCACGTCAAATAGGCGTAACCCGAAAAGGGGGCGGAGAAGGATACCGTCACCTCCGAATTACTTACATATTGTACTTCACCGAAGACCGTGGTATCAGCAGAATCGACTATGGTGACCGAGGGTTTACCCCCAAGGGTGTGGTTGATAGTCCAAGTATCCGATGCTGTACTCTGTGTATGAACGTGTCGACTAGTCAGGACAAATTGACCGCTAAATGCCACTATCGTCACCTGATTCGGTGAGTCTGGGCTAATAATCACCTGATTCGGAACGCTCATCTTGTCACCTCCTGCGAGAGGGTAAAGTTTCCCTGAATAATTCTACTTACTATTCCAGTCATCGAAATGATTTCCAGGTCGTAAACACCAGAACTCGTGATGGCCGCAGTGTCTGCGGCAGAAATATTTAACTCAATGATTCCACTAGGGCCACCCAAGGAAATTCTTCCGTTTTCTGTGGTCAGCGAAATTAAGACAGTGTTCGATTCAATCGTTCGTCTAACTTGCATGCGCGCTGTGTAGCCAGTGAGGTTCCACGCCAAATACGTGGGGTCAGATGGTGGCGATGCTGGGTCGAGATATTTGTAAGTTATCGTGCGGCCAAATGTCGAGCCTTGCTGACAAGTGATGTTGTAAATACCAGCAAGCATCGACACGCGCTCCCAACTACTGTGTCCAATTGTAGATTACGAGCCCGACAGATGCGGGCAGTAATTACAAGACGCTTGCTGAATCCTTGTTTGAACCAACATTCTTCAATCCCATGCTCATTGCTACAGAAAGAGCAACCGCCACTACACCAACTTTGAGGTTGTCCATTGCGACAAGACCATCAAAATCTGCACCGGTTGCAAACCAGGCGCCAAAGTAGCCCTGAAGAAAAGTTCTTACTGCTCTCTCTACTGTATCTTTAACAAATGTTGACATAGTTTTCTCCTACCGCTTTGTTTTGTAGGCGGTGTCACGAGCATACCACATTCTCAATTATTGTTTCTCGTAAAATAAAATTATTCAGTTATGAAAAAACCATTAAAGCCCACAGTGGCATTTTTGACGCATGATTGGTCGTGGGGAACAGAACCGCTACAACCAAATGGTTGTGCGTGGTACAGGTGTGTTTTACCATCTCACGAATTGAACAAACGCGGCTGGAGCTCGACGGTTGGTTTTCCAGGATTTAATTCGCAACGTGGATTTGGTCTACTAATTGATGGAGATAGGGCTGTTCATGGATGGAACATAGTTGTTTTTAAACTTCTTATGCAAAAAGAAGTTTTACAATCAATTCCGATTGCTCAGTCTCGTGGTCAAAAAATTGTTGTTGACGTTGATGATTGGTTTGATGGATTGGCTAAATCGAATATGGCTCACGCCGCAACGGACCCAAAAAATAATCCTAATTCAAATCGAGAAATATACAAAGAAATAATTCTCGCTGCTGATGCTGTAATAACGTCGACCCCGTTTTTAAAAGATTACTATTCTAAATTAAGAAAAAATGTTTTTATGGTTCGTAACGGAATTGATTTGCGTAGATGGAAACCAAGAAATTTAAACACTTCAAAAAAAATAAAAATTGGATGGGTTGGCGCAACACACTGGCGTTCAAATGATTTAGAACAGCTAAGTTCTTTTTTTGGTTCATACATAAATTTAAGAAAAATTTTATTTAAACATTCGGGGCATGTTAATCATGCTCCAAAGGCATCTAAACTTTTAAATATAAATGAAAAATTAGTAAAAACATCACCTTTGGTGCCAATTCTTGATTACCCAACTTCTTTCAAAGATATTGATGTGGGTATAGTTCCTTTAAATAATATTGAATTTAACTACGCTAAGTCGTTCATAAAAGGTTTGGAATATGCCGCCGCTGGTATTCCTTTTGTTAGTTCTTATTCTCCAGAGTACAAATATTTGGCTGACAATGGTATTGGGAGAGTGGCCCAAACACCAAATGAATGGATTTATCATTTGGATGAACTACTTGATTTTTCAATGAGAAGAGATGAAGTTAGAGAAAATCATTTATTACTTAGTAATTTTTCAATGGATAAACGTGGGGAAGATTGGGACGCAACAATGCGTTCTATCTTGTGTACTAATAATAAATAACTTTAAATAAGATTCTGAACCAGACGGAACAGATTCAGCACAGACTACTCTTCCCGAGAAAATACCTCATCCCGATGGGACTCGACAAACAATTCCAATTCTTCCAGGGCGTCAAGACGTCCCATCACGTACTTCCGAACAATCTTTAGAGAACGAAAAACAAGATACCACGCCAGAAACAGAAGGACCAGAAACAGAAGGGCCAAAGCAGCCGACAGGAAAAGAAATCGAATCATAGGACACAAATGTACCAAAACAAGACTTGGACGTTTTGGAAAAAACAAAAGAAATTTTAGTTAAATGATGTGACGGCGAAAAAGAAAGAAGAAGAACCTGCGGGAGAAATCGCTGGCGACGGACTCGATTGGATAAAACATTTAAGTATTTACAAAATTATTTACAAAGAACCAGAGTAATTATTCTTATCACAATTTTATTGTACAATTTTCTTACCGAATTTTATTGTGCAAGAGAAAGAAAGTTATACATATGTCGAAGGTCGAATGGGATATCGTTGTTGCGGTCAAGCAACCCGCCGACCTAAAAGGAATACAGCCCGGGAAACTTCCTGAGTCGCTTCTACGACCAGCAGCTGGTGGAGGAAAACTTCATTGGCTAACTGCCGCCGCATGGGCGGCAATGGTGGAAACAGCTAAAGCCGATGGGTTGGAGTTGAAGCCAGTTTCCGCCGGGGACACATACAGAACATATGAATCACAACTTGCCGCATTTAAGCAGCGGTATACCGCCGAGCCAAACGGCAATGCTACGAGAACGTTTGAAGGGAAAAAATGGTATAAAAAGGACCCCAAACTGGCGAGCCTGGCGGCGCCGGGAACCTCCCAGCACAATACCGGGTTGGCCGTTGACGTTCATACCGCAGGGGAACCGAAACGTTTGAAGTGGCTCATTGCCAACGTGAGGAAGTTTGGTTTTTCTTGGGAGGTGGTCCCAGAAGAACCTTGGCATATCCGCTACACCGAAGGGGACAATCCGCCCCAGGCCGTAGTGGAGTTCATGGCTAAGAGCAACATTCAAAAGCCAGAAAGTGCGGCGACTCCAGCAGCAAACAATGCTGTCTCTGGAGCGCCCACTGCCAAGGATGACGGCGGGGATTTGGACCCGGGCGACAGCGGCCCGAGAGTCGTCAAACTTCAAGAAGAACTCGCCCAGCGAGGCTTTTACAAGAGCAGTTTCGACGGTCAGTTCGGTCCCAAAACCGAGCAAGCATTAATTGCTTACAAGAAGGCGAAGGGTTACGGCGACGGACCGAAAGCCGGCAAGCGCGTCCTCGAAGATTTGGGAATCGGGCTATGAGAGACCGCACGATGTTCATCAGCGTTAAAGAAGGATGATGAGTGATATGAATGATGCCATTCTTGTAGCCATAATTACCGGGTTTTTTGGTATTGTCATCGCACTTGTTCAAAAGAGCAGGAAAGAAAACGTTCGCGACCATGGATATGTCGTTGAGCGCCTAGATGCGCTTCGCTACGACCTTAGTGACATTGATGCGGACCTAGGTGTAATTGAGGCAAAAATAGATGGACACATCGATGACCATGCTGTCGGAGTATTTGGCAAGAATGGAAATGACGGAAAAAATAAGAAAAAATCCAAGAAAGATAATGCATGGAAGCATTAGAGAATTTGGAGCAGATATTTCTTCGCATTTTGTTCGAAGGCGTATATTAAATTTAAAATTTAGCCAAACATGTCAAATCAACAAATAAATCAGTCAGAACAAGTATGGCACAATGATGGACATGAATTGATTTTGCGTATCAATAGGGCAGATTTAGAAGTTTTAGAAGTAATTTGCCCACATCAAGATGGGGACGCAATCTGCAGAGACAAAAATGGGGAATGTATTATTTCTGCCTTCATAATGAGATATGGAATGGACTGTAATGCTGGAATTTCCGATGCTCATAACCCAATGAAAATTTGTTGGACTCTTATTGGGGATAAAAATTCACTCGATGAGTGTCAAGTTTGGTTTATGCCCGTAGCTGACCAGATTTTTTCTGCTTGGTTAAATACTTCTAAAAAATAATTTCTGTTTGGTCTTCCCAACCAATTTCTTCTCTTTTATACAATGACCTGCGCCTGTTTAGCTCCAATTTGTAATCTGAAGCAATAGAGCCATAACTTCCGAATATTTTTCTCGTCTTTATACCAAAATCTGTTATTTTCCACTTGCCATCAGAAACCTGCTCCAAACATCCAGCACTAATTAAAATATTTATTGATTTTTTTGCGTCAGAATTCCTTGTTATTTTTCCAGAAATAACATATACAACATCTTTTAGGGAGAAAGATGGCTGTTTCATTCTTGACTTCATTTCAGCAAAACATAAAAGAGTATACGTTGCTGAACCGTACTTAATTTTGGTTCCGGTCAGCTCTTCGGTTGACTTGTGGATTTTATACTTAGTCTTTTTTTTACTCATCGTTAATTCATGATATTAGAAAACATCCCCATTTCCAACCCCACCATCATCGAGTTCGTCCAAAGCCCTAACTGCGGCCAAAATATGTTGTATATCTTGTTGTTTTTTAATAAGTTCTTTATTTAATGTATAGACATTTCTGCGATTGGATTTTGTCTTTGTAATTAACCCGCCAGCAATTAGATATTTAACTGTTTTGTCAATCATTGTTTCGCTTAAATCAAGATAAACAGATATTGCCCTAAGTGTCATTGTTGGGTCTTCAATAATCGCCACGAGAACCCTCCCGGCGGTGGAGAGAAGATTTGCATCAGAGTCACGATGATAACGAAATAATTTTTGTTTATCCAGTGTTTTTAATATTTCGTCCACTCTGTCGCTATCTATGCCGACAGAAGTTATTGCTTCTTCTAATGCTTTTTTAATATTGTCTGGTTTTTGATTTTTCATTGGTTGCCCACATCATTGTAATTCGATGGTGTATTATCTTGATAAACGACATTGGGGGCGACAATGAAAATCACAATAAAAAACGCTGCCACAATCAAGAGAGGTTAGCAGGTTGAAATCATGCTAAAAGATTCGCTAACAAATTTGCTTGATTCACAGTCAGAAAGCAAAGAATGCAAGTTTGGAAAATTATTAAAATCTCTTGACGAAGACACTATAAAGATTTTGATTTCTGCAATGGCCGGAGAAGTATCAACAATAAATTTGGTACGAACACTTCGCTCGGAAGGTCATTCTTTTAGTAGGGAATTTCTTGGAACTAAACGAAATTGTTTTAAAGATATAGATTCTGCAAAATCTTGTTGTGTTTTAAAACTTATGAAAAAAACAAACCTCTATCCACAAGGTGAAAAAAATGAGTAGTAAAATAAATAAACTCGGCAACAAGTTGAAAACTATTGCCGACCAATCAGCCAAGAATGAAGCTAGTAAAAAAACAATTAACGCAATTATGGAAATGCTTTCCAAAAAAGGAATCGACCTATCTGAAATAGGTCGAGTTAATAAGGTATCTGTTTATCAACAGGTGACGAAAGATGAAGTCGGTGAATTCGTTGTTCACGACCTTCAGGCAATTCAATTTAGTCCCAAATGGGAAGACGGTCCCGAATGGCCAGTAATCCAACAGGGGCCCAAAATACAACTACAAAAGTCAATGACAAAAGTTGCCCGCCCCAAGGGTTGGGAAGAGGCGGTCATCATCCCTGATATACAAATTGGTTTCTACAAGAAAGACAACGAGTCGAACAAGTTGGAGCCGATTCATGACGAAAAAGCGATATCCGTTGCGCTACAACTCATTGAGGACATCAACCCAAATCAAATAGTAATGATTGGTGACAACCTTGACTTTGCCGAATTTAGCAAATACCTGACCGCCGCCCCATTTAAACAGTTGGTTCAGGCGGCAGTTGATAGAGCAACAATGCTTTGTGCACAAATGCGCTCGGCCGCCCCCAACGCTAAAATTTCATGGATTGCTGGCAATCACGAAGCGCGCATGGCTCGCTATATACAAACGAATGCGGAAGCTGCTTTTGGGATAACTAGGGGCAAATTATCCACTGAACTTCGAGATAAATGGCCAGTTATGTCGGTTCCCTATCTCTGCCGAATGGACGAGTATGACATTGATTACGTGTCTGGATATCCAGAATCGTATGTTGCTCTTAACGAAAACATCATGGTCATCCATGGCCACAAGGTTACATCTAATGGCTCCACTACAACCAAATACTTGAACGATGCCCACATTTCGGTGATATACGGACACGTCCATCGTACAGAGTATGCGTACAGAACCAGACTGTCAAAGAATGGACCACGAACAGTTATGGCGGCAAGTCCGGGATGTCTCTGTCGGATAGACGGCGCAGTTCCCTCCACGAAATCTGGAGCCGACGAATTTGGGCGACCAATGCTTATGGGCGCAGAGAATTGGCAACAGGGATTGGCAGTAGTTCAATACCAGCCACCAGGAGTAGGTAATGAGTGGTTCAACTACGAGCCAATGTGGATTTATAACGGGAGGGGATTTTTTCGAGGCAGAGAGTACACCGCCAAATGAACGACGAGCAGGAGTACGGAATGGAAGACCTTGCAGAAGATATTGAATTTTTACGGAAAAACAATTTTATTGAAATTGTTGGCGTTGCCAGCAATGGTGAATGGCTATACGCATTAACAAAAGAAATGAAAGAAAGAATTGCAGATTCATCAAAAGAAGACATATGGGATATAATCACCGAATTGATTTTTGAAACAGAAATCAACAACAAAGACGAAAAATAAAATGACAACAATTATTGGCATACAGGGAGATGGATTCTGTATAGCAGCGGCAGATTCAAGACTTTCCGAAACAGAATCTGATTCTAATTTGATATCGCAAATTGTCGGTCTACGGGAAAGTAATAGCAAATTGGGCGCAAATGGTAAATACATTCTGGGTGCCGCTGGAGATTTGCGAGCCATAAATATTCTACATCATGCGTTCAGACCACCAGAACCAGCACCGAACCTCAAAGGAAAGAAGCTCGACCAGTTTGTTACGGTTAAATTTATCCCAGCGTTACGCGAATGTTTTGAACACAATGGCTATGCAGTGCCGGACAACGACCAGAAACAACACATTGCTGAACATTCGTCAACTGTTTTTGTGGCAATAAATGGACAAATTTACATCATCGATGGCGACTATTCATGGGTGTCCGACTCCAACGGAATGTTTGCAATTGGCACTGGTGCTCAATATGCGCTTGGTGCAATGTATTCATTCATGCCAACTAAAGGAAAAGTTTCATTAATACATGGAAAAGAGATGGCACTCAAAGCCCTTGCTGCCGCCGCCAAGTTCGACCCATATACTGGAGCCCCATATCACACATTTATTCAGGGTAAAGAGAAAGATAAAATCAAATGAGCGAAGGAAAACTTTCACTTTTACTGTTAGTTAGTTTAACCATTGCCGTCACGGCATTTACTATTTATATTTCTTGCTTTGGTGGATGTTGAAACAAAAGCGCCGCTATTTCAAGATTGCCACGGTTAGCAAAAGCTGGGCACACCACTAAACGTAGAACACTCTTATCTATGTGGAGAGAAAAGTGTTTGGTTAATAGTTTCATGTAGTTCTTTACTGCGGGTGTAGCTCAATGGCAGAGTCCGAGTTTTCCAAACTCGTTACGCGGGTTCGATTCCCGTCACCCGCTCAAAAACAACTCCAAAGGGGTGACGGGGGACAGGTATATGAGTACACCTTGGCAGTGTGGCCATGATAAGCGAATCGCGTACCCATGTAAATATTTTATGAATCTACTTGACCCCCGAACACATGTTCGTATGGACAATAATTACTTATGGTGAAAAGAAAAAGTCTTTTTGCTGGAGGGTCATGTGTCAAGTAACAAAAAAATTGTTAAATCAAAATTGCCTAAAAATAATTCTCAACCAACACCAAAAATAGATATACCAAAAAAAGATTGGTTTAAACACGCAGCCTGTAAGGGAAAGACCGAACTAATGTTTCCCAAACAACATAAGGATATTACTTATATCCCACAAGCTAGAGCCATATGTAAAGCATGCCCTGTTCGAGAACCCTGTTTGGATTACGCCCTGGAGTTTCCACCTGCCGATATGCACGGAGTTTGGGCTGGCTTGACAAGTAGACAACTAGCAGCAGAACAAAGAAGAAGAAAAATAAAACCGATTAGACCAACGCTTGCACAAATGTGGGGGGCTTAAAAAGCCCAAAAAGTTGGGGGGGTCCGGGGGGAATTCACTTTTTTCGAAAAATGTAATTACCAATTACAAATTTTATGCATACTATTATTGGTACATCACTTTACATGTACTATTTTTGGTACATTAATCAATACGCAAATTGCAAGTCTCACAAAACTTCATAGAATCTATTTCAGTAATTTTTTTTGTACAATTTTTTTGTCCACAGGGTTCCAACAGTTTCTCCCCGCGCAGGTATGCAGCTATTTCTTCTTGCGCTGTTGGTAGTGAATACTGGGCAGAGCCCGGAGAAGGTATGCCCTTTTGTAAACGAACGAATTCATAAACAGAAAATGTTATTAATTCATTTACTGTTATGTTTTTTTCTCGTGCGTAATCGACTATTAGATTTTTTATATTTCCCTTTACGCGAAAAGATAATACGTGCCAGCGATTGGGGAAGCGAGTCTTTTCGCTTTTACGACCCATCGCGCTCTACCAACGACTGTAGGTAGGCGGTAAGAGTTAAATCAACAGCAGATGCCTGTTTGATTAATTTCTCTTTGAATTCTTTTGTCACTCGCAGCGTCAGGGTGACAACTGGTTTGTTGGGAATAATGACTGGTCTGCCTGGATTTCTTTTCACATTCTCGAATTTAGTCGAGCACGAAACCTCTCATTGCAACAACAATTAGAATTACTATGAGTAAACGATTGATGAAAGGAATTTCGGAATAAGAAATACGGAAAATAATAAAGGCAGAAATTAATATGGCAATTATTTGATTACTATCGTATTTCACTCTTTATATCCTTTGGTTCATAAACAATCTCATAAAAACTTGTCAATACAGATTCGTACACCCTGCTGAATGCTTCTCGGTCTGAATTGGTGTGCATACCTAATGCCGCTTCTCCTAGGCGCCTAATCGTTTCCGTTAGGGGTTGTTGCAAGTCTCCGTGTTCGACTACACCGGAATTAACATTTCTAATAATGGCAATAAATTTACCCCAAGCGACGATGGGGTCATCGAATTGGGGTATTTTTTTATCCGTATTTATTGTGGCACGACGCAGCTCTCCCGGTCGAGGAAGGTATTGAGCATTTACTGCTAAACGCAAGAAGGCCTTCTTGGTTGCGTCGTATTCCAAATCGTGGAGGAGGTCATACCATGCGCTATATAGGGTTTTGAGTTTGTCCTCATCGCCTGGCAGGTTTTGATTGTACGTGGCGAATGCTTGTTCAACTAGCTTTACGAGTTCTGCGCGCGTCATCTTCCACCACCGTCAGTGTCTATCCATTCTTGCCTGGCTGTTTTGCCTGTTGATTTTTCAAATTTATCCAAAAACATCTCGACGTGCCCTGCGTCCCTGAATATGAGCGATATGTCGTTGTAGACCTTATTGTCGGGATTCTTGCCCATGTGCCATTCTGAAATTAAACATCCATCAATCGCATCTTTACATTTCTGTATTCCATAGT